GTTTAGTTTATCCGAGATGCAAACAGCAACTAAGATAAACAAGAACACATTATATAAAGCAATTAGAAACGTAAAAAATTATTTAATCAATGAAAGATAAAACAGAACAATTTGTAAGTAAATGTATGTTTGTAATAGGTATTATTATAGTATTAATTTTTATTTTAGCATTACGATGAAAAAGACAAGAATTATAAGAGCATTAAAAAAATGTAAAAGTACAGATTTTAAGAATGACCGAGTATTTTCCTTTGTAGATGAAAAGGGTAAACAGTTCTTTATAGCTGAACAACAACATTATATGAATATAATAACACAAGCGGTCAATACTATATTAGCAAAGGTGTTTGATATTGTGGACAATGTAGAGTTAAAAAAGAAAATTATAAAGGGTTTAAACGATGACAAAAAGTAAAGGTTTAGGTGATAGTATAGAGAAAGCATTAAAGGCTACAGGGATAGACAAGGTGGCTAAAAAAGTTCTTGGAGATGATTGTGGTTGTGAAGAACGAAAACAGAAATTGAACAAGTTATTTCCGTATGTAAGACAATTTACTGAAGATGAACAAAAGATATATGAAGAAGTTATTGACAGAACAAAGGGAACGATAAAAGGAAAAGACCAAGCTGTATTAGTAAAGTTATATAATAAAGTATTTAATGCAAATAAGAAGCCGTCAAGTTGTACACCTTGTGTTAGGGAAACATTAGCTAAACTTAAAAAGGTTTATATAAATAGTTGTAAAAATGCAGAAACACACTAAAGTATATATGAATTTCTTCGGTTATGCTGAAGGTGATAATATCGCTTGCGAGATGTGTAACTCACCGGCCGTAGATATTCACCACCTTGAAAGAAGAACAAGAAACAAAGTAACAAATGATTATATAGAAAACCTTGTTGCCGTTTGTAGAAGTTGTCACTTGGAGGCGGAAAGTGATAATTCTTTCAATATGTATGTTAGAATAAAACATCTGGAAAACGTATGCCATCAAGTATATGCAATAATTGACTTAAATAAAAAATTAAAAAATGATTATAAGTAAAAAATATCATTTCTATGCAGGACATAGAAACGAAACCCTTAAAGATAAGTGTTTCAATTTACACGGACACACATATTATATAACTATGGACTTTGATTTAGATTATAACAAAGATACTGGGATTACAATACTATTCAGTGATATTGATTTAATTGTAGAACCTATCATTAAACAATTAGACCATAGTTTACTTATCCATAAACAAGACCCCTTATTAAAATATTTAGATATGTTTTGCGAACAAGAAGGAGTTGGTTTAAAACTATACCTTATGGATAATTTAACAAGTGCAGAAAATTTATCTAGACACATATTTAAAAAAGTAGTAAAAAAATTACCGATAGTTAAAATATTATTAAAAGAAACAACAACAAGCACAGTAATTTATGAAAATAGCAATTAGCGAACACTTCTATTCAATTCAAGGAGAAGGAAAAACAATGGGAATACCAGCTGTATTCTTACGTTTAACAGCTTGTAATTTAATGTGCGGAGGTAGAGGTACAGAAAAGGATAAACAACTACATCACGGAGCAACCTGGAGATGTGATAGCATAGAGGTATGGAGAACCGGAACACAATATGAAATAGGAGAATTAGTTAATATATTAATTGATAAGTATTCTTTACAACTTATTCGTGGGGCACATTTAATAATAACAGGTGGTGAACCATTATTACAATCTAAAGCACTAGAACCTTTTATTGAATTATTAACTTTAGAATTAGGATTCAAACCATTTATAGAAATTGAAACAAATGGAACAATAAAACCAAAAGGAAAATTATTTAATTATATAAATATAATTAATTGCAGTCCTAAGTTATCAAATAGTGGAGAACCAGAAAAGAAAAGAATCAAAATAAATACATTACAATTCTACTCACTTACACCGAAAAGCATTTTTAAATTTGTTATTAGTAGATTAGAAGATTTAAAAGAAGTTTATGAAATAATAGAAAAGGCAAATATACCACGAAAGAAAATTTACTTAATGCCTTCAGCACAAGACCAGGAAGAACTAAATAAAAATACAAAATTAGTTACTGAAATATGTTTAGAAAATAGTTATAATTTTTCAACAAGATTACAAATAATAATATGGAACGAAACAACAGGAGTTTAAGTTGGGTAGAAATATATCTACAAATAGATAAAATTCTTAACCAATTAGAAAACAAAAAACACAGAGCTTATGGAATACCAAGAGGTGGACAAGTGGTGGTCGGAATGTTAGGATTTTGTAATGAAAAAATTGAAGTAGTAGAGAATCCAAAAGACGCGGATATAATTGTAGACGATTTATATGATAGTGGAACAACATATAATAAATGGAAAGCTAAATATCCTAACAAGGATTTTTATTTCTTATTTGATAAAAGAGAAAAAGAATACAAGGGCAAGTGGCTCGAGTTTCCGTGGGAAGAATCAGGAGAAAAAGAGGTAGAGGAAAATGTGATAAGGCTTTTAGAATACTTTGGACAAGATGCTAACAGAGAGGGGTTAAAAGATACTCCAAAAAGATATATTAAATTCTTCAAAGAGTTTTTAGGTCCTCCTGAATGGAAACCAACAACCTTTAGTGCGGAGGGGTATGACCAAATGATAGTACAAACTAATATACCTTTCTATTCATTATGCGAACATCATATTGCACCGTTCTTTGGTGTAGGACATATTGCATACATACCTAATAAAAAGATTATAGGATTAAGTAAATTAGCGAGAACACTTGAAACATTTAGTAGGCGATTACAAAACCAAGAAAGAATCACAAATCAAGTAGTAGATTTTCTTATGAAAGAATTAGAACCTTTGGGTGTTGGTTGTGTTATTAAAGCAAAACATTTATGTATGGAAATGAGGGGGGTTAAGAAACATAATACATATACAACAACATCATCATTACGAGGGGTGTTTGAAAATAAAGAAGTTAAAGATGAATTTTTTAAATTAATAGAATTATGAAAGCATTAGTATTATTATCAGGCGGGCAAGATTCAACCACTTGTTTGTATTGGGCATTAAAAAACTTTAAAGAAGTATTAGCGGTTGGCTTTGATTATGGACAGAAACATCAATACGAATTAGAGTGCGCGAAAGAAATTTGTAATAAAGTAAATGTTAAATATGAAGTACTACCTTTATACCATTTACTTGGTAACTCTGCATTAACTAATCACGAGTTAGATATTAATGCAAGTCATAAAGATTTAGAACATTTACCAGCTAGTTTTGTTCCTGCAAGGAATGCTTTATTCTTAACCGTTGCTACTACATTTGCTTTTAATAAAGGTATCACAGATATTGTTACAGGAACTTGTGAAACTGATTATAGTGGCTACCCTGACTGTAGACAAACATTTATTAATAGTTTAGCGGTATCATTAACATTAGCATTAGATACTGATATCAGGATACACACCCCCCTGATGTATTTAGACAAGGCACAAACTTGGGGTTTAGCAAAAGAATTAGATTGTTTGGATGTTATTATTAATGATACAATGACAGATTATAATGGTTCTCAAACAATGAATGAATGGGGTAGGGGTGAATTAGATAATCCCGCAAGTGAATTAAGGGCAAAGGGATATTACCAAGCTAAAGAAAAAGGTTTGATATGAAAATATACTTTGCAGGATATCATACATCAAAAGAAGTATTAGAGATAACAGGGGATTATGGAGTATTAACTTCTTATGTTGAAGCAAAAAAAAAGGGAATAGATAATTTAAAACAACCTATAATTTTAGATAGTGGAGCTTTTTCAATAGCATCAGGGAAATCAAAACACACTCTAGATGATTATATAAAATTCTTACACAAGAATAAAAATAAAGTTGAATGGTATGCTAATTTAGATATCATAGGAAATCCTAAAGCTACTTATGATAATCAAAAGGAAATGGAAAAACAAGGACTAAAACCTATACCCACTTTTCATTACGGAAGTGATTTCAAATGGTTAAAAAAATATAAAGAGGAATATGATTTTGTAGGACTAGGTGGACTAGTACCATATGCAAAACAAAAAAATAAATTATTTAAACACTTATCTAAATGCTTTAACATAGTACGGTCAGATATTAAAACACACGGGTGGGGAATGTTTGGTAGAGAAACTTTAGAAACATATCCTTTTTATTCTGTGGACAGTACGAGTTGGTTGTATGGTGGAAAGATGAGAAAAAAAGTAGATTTTTTAAAAAAGAATAAAGACGGAGACTGGAGAAAGGGGGAGCCTTCGTTTGCGAGGGTGATGGAGTATCACGAATTAAATATACATAATGCAAAAGAGTATTTAAAACTAAATAATTATATAACAAAATTATGGGAAAAAAAGGGAATAAAATGGGATTCATAGAAATTCCAACAGATAAATTAGTTAAAGCGGATTGGAATTACAAAACAGAAGACCCAAACAAGCAGGAGAAACTAAAAGAGAATATAAAAAGAAACGGACAAATTGAGAATATAATTGTTAGAGAATTAGAAACTGGCTTTTATGAAGTGGTAAACGGTAATCACAGATTAAGTGTTTTAAAGGCTTTAAATATTGAAAAGGCCTATTCGTATAACTTGGGTAAAATAAGCCAGGCACAGGCAATAAGAATAGCAATAGAGACTAATGAAACTAAATTCGATACTGATAGCATAGCACTAGCGGAAAGAGTTAAAGAATTAACAGAAGAATTTGACTTAAAAGATTTAATAAATACATTACCATATAGCGAAACAGAAATTAATAACTTTTCTAAATTAACAGACTTTGATTGGGAACAGTACAATGATGAAAATTCAAGTGATACATTTGATGACACAGAATTTAATAAAACTATTAATGTAAAAGTAACTGGAGAAACATACAAAAGATGGTTAGAATTAAAAGATAGATTAAATGGGATAATTGGATATGATAATGAAAGTAAAGTAATGGAGTTTGCTATTATAGAAGCAATTAACATACCATTAAAATCATTAAAATAATTACACAATAATACACACTATAAAAAAGAGAATAAAAAATGGCTAATAAAAATAAATTTACTGAAGAACAAATTAAGGACGCAATTAATAAAGCAGGTGGATTCATTACAATAGCTTGTAAGAGTTTAGGTTGTACTAGAAAAACAATTTATAATTATATGGAAAAGTATCCGACACTAAAAGAAGTTGTGATTGATATTAGAGAACATTATTTAGATATTGCTGAAGCAAGTTTAATTCAAAAAGTTAAAGATGGACACACTCCGGAATTATTATTCTATTTAAAGACACAGGGAAAGAATAGAGGATATATTGAAAAGCAACAACTAGACTTATCAAGTGGAGATAATAAAATAAATAAAATAGAAATTGAAATCATTAAAACTAAAGGGGACTAATGTATTTGAAAGGAACTACCAGGCCACCACAAAAATTGTAGTTAATCAAGGTGGGACAAGAAGCGGTAAAACCTACGCGTTACTTCAACTATTACTTACTCAAGCTTTAAATGGTGGTAATAAACTAATTACTATTGTTAGAAAATCTTTCCCAAGTTTAAGAATATCTGTTTTGAGAGATTTCATTAATTTATTATCTGAACATAATTTGTATAATGAAACTATGCACAATAAGTCTGAGCAGATATTTACATTTGGAACTAATAAGATAGAATTTATATCATTAGACCAACCACAAAAAAAGAGAGGTGCAAAAAGACACACCTTATTTATTAACGAAGCTAATGAATTATCATACGAAGATTATTTTCAACTATTAATAAGAACCACTGAACGAGTGTATATGGACTTTAATCCTTCTGATGAGTTTCATTGGATATATGATAAAGTATTAAACAGAGATGATTGTACATTTATCCAATCTACATATAAAGATAATACATTTTTAGAACAAACATTAATAACAGAAATTGAAAGACTAAAAGGCACAGATGTTAATTATTGGAATATTTATGGATTAGGACAAAGGGGAGTTGGTCAAAGTATTGTTTTTCCTAATATACAAATAGTAGAACATATTGAAGGAGAACATTTAGGTTATGGTTTAGATTTTGGTTATGCAATAGACCCTTCTACATTAATCCAAGTATTTAAAAAAGATGATAAATTATATTTAAAAGAATTGTTTTATGAAAGACAATTAACTAATGATATGATAGCTAATAAATTTAAAGAATTAGGTGTAGACCCTAGAGTTTCAATATATGCAGATAGTAGTGAACCAAAGTCAATAGCTGAAATACATAGATTCGGTTGGAACATTAAGAAAGCAACAAAGGGTAGAGATAGTATTAATATTGGTATTGATATATTAAGAAGATATAAAATACACATACACAGGAATAGTACAAATTTAATAAAAGAATTTAGGAGTTATAAATATGAAGTTACTAGAGATAATATTGTAACCACAAAACCAGTAGACAAAGATAATCACGGAATTGATGCTTGTAGATATGCTTGTATAATGACATTAAGCAAACCTAATTTTGGAAAGTATTATCTTGCCTAAAAAACAAATAATAACAATTTATATTTATAAGTAATGAAAGAGGTTAAATTAAGAATACCTAACGAATGGTCTGATATAACAATAGGAATATATCAAGAATACGTTAAAATACAAGAGAGTAAGTCTAGCGAGAAAAACAAGGTCATAAGGAGTTTGGCCCTATTATGTGGAACAAGTCCATTAGTCGTTAAGAAAATGGCGTACACGGATTTGTTAGACATAATGAACATAATTAAAGGTATGATTGACACCGAACCGAAAGAAGATGATTTTGTAAAGTTATTTACATTTTCAGAAACTGAATTTGGATTTGTTCCGAATTTAAACAAATTGACAACAGGGGAGTATATAGATTTGGAAAGCTATTGTAAAAACCCAATTAAAAACCTACATATTATAATGAGTATATTATATAGAAAGGTTACAAATAAGGTTAACGATAGATATGCAATTGAACCATACAACCCTGACGAATTTAAAGAAGAGTTGTTTAAGGATTGTCCAATGAATATAGCACTAAGTTCGTTAGGTTTTTTTTTGACTTTAGGCGAAAGATTGGCGATGACTTCGCTGCGTTATTTGGAAAAACAGGAAGTGAAACAACAAAGGGTGTAAGCCTACAAAGTAAGTGGGGTTGGTATAATGTACTTTACTCAATGAGCAATAGTATATTAGATATTGGTAAGATTACAGAATTACCGATATTAGAAGTTCTAACTTATTTGGCTTATACACAAGATTATAATAATACACAAAAAAGTAACTATGATAAGTTTTAGAAATGTAGTTGGATATTTAGAAACAATAGCGGACAAACACTATGAAATAAACAGTTTTCACAGTGGTATGATGGATGAAGTAGACATTAATAAATTAGGTGCTACAGATTACACTATACTCTATACGGAGCCTGGTAATGTAGTAATTAATCAAGGTGTATTAACTTATAACTTCACAATCTTTGTAATGGATATGATAAATGATGAAGTTGGTGATGAACCAAACAAACAAAGATTAGGAAGGGTAGACGGATATAGTGAAACACTAAATATATTACAAGATGTTGTAGCGGAATTTAAACACAGTTTGACGACACAATCCTGGGTAGATGGTGAAGTAGTTTTAGAATTACCAATAACAGCCGAACCATTTACGGCACGTTTCAATAATCTTTTGACTGGATGGAGTGCCACAATAAGTGTAGATGTAAACAATAAAAATAATCTTTGTATTGCACCAATAGAAGCTAACACGTAATGGAGTTTAATAACACAATACAAGCGTTACAAACATTTGGTAGAAATGTAGTTAAAGAAGGTCGTGGTATTCTTAAACGTAAAAAGAAAAACGCCAGCGGTACGTTGTCAAACGATTTTGATTATTTAGTTACATCAACAAAAGATGCGGTTACTTTAGAATTTGAGTTTGGCCGTGCTGAAGATTATTGGATGTTTGTAGATGAAGGTGTAAAAGGTGCCGGTGGATTTAAAGGTTCAGGTAGAATGCGAGGGGGAAAAACACCCTTTAGATTTGGTAGTGGTAAATTCGGTGGAACTTGGAACGAGTTTAAAAACTCAATAAAAAATTGGATTAAAAGAAAAGGTATAAAAGGAAGAGATGAGAAAGGTAGATTTATCAAATTAGAAAGTTTAACCTACTTAATTCAAAGGTCTATATTTCAAAGGGGTTTAGAAAGAACACAATTCTTTAGTAAACCATTTACAGAACAATTAAACAAACAAACAGAAAACATAACTCAAGCGTTTGCAGACGATTTAGAGTTATTATTAAAAGGATAAAATATGGCATTAGGAAATATAACATTTGCACAAGAACCAGTTAATACAACTTCAAAAGTTCCTGTTATTACAAATTGGACACCTATGATTGGTTATATGGTTTATCAAGATGATATAAGTGGTTTGTTTTATTTTAAACTAATTTTAGAAGTTAGATTAGATGATGCCTCTGGAACTTTATTAGCTAAGTTAAAACAAAGAAGAAACGGTTATAGTTCTGATGTAAGTGGTAACAGGGCGAGAGCGTTTTTTGATTTAAGAGAAATTGTTAATTCTCAATTAGTAGATACAGTATTTGACCAAAACGATACCGGCGTACCATTTAGAACAATTCATAAAGTAGGTGCTAATAATGTAGTAAAATCATTTAGTGTAAATGGTGATAATACAACAGATGGAACACAGATACAAACAATATATGTAAAGGCTTATCAAGAATACAGTTCATCAGCAACTACAGTTCCAACAGAAGACACTACTCCAAGTGTAGCCGATACATTATATTATTTACAGGCTTCACTCCCTTTAATGACAGCAAGAAGTACAGATAGTGACTATATACAAGGAACGGATTTTAATGTGTTTAATGGTAATAGTGCAACCGATAGATTTTTAAGTGATGTAGTAGTAGGTGTTGGAGATTATAATATAAAAGGTAGGGTCAATTATGTATACTGGAATGATGTAACTAATGAAGGTGATTATCATACTGTCGCGTTTTTAAATGATTATACTAATTTTGATAGTGATATTGATTATATTGAAATAGCATATTATGATTCAAGTAATTCAATAATTAATTCAGCACAATATATAGCTAATATCTCTGCTAATGGTGGTGAAGCGCCTACAGATGGTTCTTTAACTGACGCTGAAAGATTACTTTATTTTGGTTGTGGCTCCAGTAATTTACAATTACAAAGTGATACTACTGCTGCTAGGCCTTCTAATAATTCAGGATGGGCTTATTATACAATAAGAGGGACTGGAAACAACACTGGAACTATTGCATATAAAACAACTACTTATTATTTTATAAAACAAGATGGAAGTTGTAAGGGTTTTAAAGTTAGAAGATTAGCGTGGCGTAATTCTGTAGGCGGTTATGATTATTTCAATTTTAAAAATAAATCTACACAAACAACAGAAGTACAAAGAAATAATTATAGTTCAATGTTAGGAACTTTCAATAAAAGTAAATGGCGTTACAATAATACACAAAGAGGAAAAACTACAAGACAAACAACAGCAGTATTAAAGGAAACAATTAATACAGATTGGATAACAGAAGCTGATAGTGTTTTAATTGAAAAACTAATAATGAGTACGGATGTTTATATAGTGGAAAATTCAGACACAGATTTTACAGAAGGGGTTTTGGTTACAGATAGTTCTTTTATTAAAAAAACAAGTGCAAACGATAAGATGATACAATACACTATTAATATAGAATACGCTAATCCAGTTAATACAAACTCGTAATGAATGTACGTTTAGTTGCATATAGAAAAGCTACATCAGGAGCCACCTCAACAACGGCTTATAATCTTGATTTACAGGAGGCGCCAAATATCTCTTTAAACTTTCAGTTTTCAGAAGTCAAAGAACCTGAAACTAGAAAGGGTAGTTATTCACAAACATTTAAACTACCATTTACAGACAATAATAATCAATTCTTTCAAGACTGGTATAATGTAAATTTAGATACTTTAGTATTTAATACACGAACTACATTTGACGCGGTTTTATATGTCGGTACAGTTCCACAATTTGAAGGGGCTTTACAATTAAAATCTGTATATCAAAAGGCACAGGTTTATGAAGTCGTGTTAATGTCAAATACTGCGTCCTTATTTAGTACGATTGGTGAACAAAGATTAAAGGACGTTTTTAAAAATGATAATGGTAGTTATAGTTCGGACTTTAACCATTTTTATAGTTATACAAACGCAACAAATAATACATTATATAATTCGTGGGGCAATTCATTAACAAATACGGCGGGTGCTTCATTATACGATTCAGACGCGGGGGTTAGTAAAATAGTTTATCCTTTGTCTGTAACTCGTGAGGGTTTTTATTTTAGTGGATTGGGTGCTTACTTAAATATGACTTCTAGTGATGTAACCAGTTTAGGTTTTGAAGCCGCTTCACAATTAACTGTATTATTCACACAATTTAGACCGGCAATACAATTAAAAGCATTATTTAATTTAATACTTGCAAAGGCTGGATATTCCTATACGTCAGATTTTATAGATGGTACAGGCATTCACACAGATAAGTTTTTTAGTAAGTTATTTATGACCACAGGAACGGCGTTAGAGGCTTCTGCAATACCGACAACTAATTCAAATAATAATCCATCAGGATTAATGTATGCAGCTACAGAAACAGAATTTGGTATATTTACAGCAACGACTGATGATTGTCAGGACGGTATTGAAACCGTAATCCCTTGTGATATTACTACACCTTCTGCTGGCTTAGGTCTTCCAACAGACCCTGAAGGTATGTGGAACTCTACTAATTACTACTTTACAAAAGAAGGTTATGAGATGCAAAGTGTCGATATAAAACACGCGTTTAACTGGGACAATGTTGAGGCGTGTAATCAGGCGGGTGTTATGCTTGTTTATAGAGTGAGAAAATGGGACACCGATGCTAGTTCACCGACATATAATTCTATGACAGATTTTATCTCTGGGTTTGCTTATGAGGCTAATATAATCAATTCAGGCTGGACTGATGGATATGCAGATTTAGAACAAAGTTTAGATATTTCAAATATGCCGACAGGTTCTTCGGCTTGTGTTACTATTGAAGTAGTGAATTGGCAGAGAGCTAATTCAGGTTCTAATGGTGTAATAAAGCTAGGGGGTTCATCTTTTTGGACGTTCACCGCTTCGGTAGCTATAAACTGGGTGGCGTATAGTACAAATATATATGGTGCAACAGTAGATGTTCCGGCGTGTATTGACCCTGAAATAACTCAAAGGGCATTTTTAAAAGACATAATACAACGATTTAATTTAGTAGTATTAACAAATCCTGACGATGAAACAAATTTAATTATAGAACCATATGACGATTTTATTGCTAGTGGTGAATTAAAATACTGGACAGATAAAGTTGATACTGATAAGGAAATTATTGTAAGGGACACAACAGAAATACAGAAAAAAACAATAAATCTAAGTGACAAGGAAGATAACGATTTATGGAATAAAGCTATTAAGGAACGACTACCTGAGGTTAATGTTTTTGGGCACTTAAAAATAGAGAATTTTAATAATGACTTTGCTACAGGTGAATTTAAAAATGAACCCCTATTTTCACCTTATATAAATGATAGGGTTTACGCTTCACCAAATTCAACGTTAGGGACTTTTTTACCTAATATGACGGTTCAATATGAATATACTTTTGAGGAATCAGGGGGCGAAGCCACTAATCCTATTAAAAAAACTAATCCAAAATTATTCTATTATTGTGGAACAGCTACAACGGTGTTAGATTCAAATAATGATACTGCAACCTACAATTTACATTCACCACTTCCAACTTCTGAAACAATAAATACTTATACATTTACGACATATCCAGTGTGTACTCCTTTTGACATCGTACCATCTTCAAACGTGTACTCCTTAACATCCGCTAATAAATCTTTATACTGGAACTCAACAACTCCAATATGTAGTGATTTAAATATATTTAATAATACAGGCAATTCAGGAAACTGGTTTAATAATACTTTATATGGTGCATACTGGAAACCATATTTAGATAATATATATAGTTCAGAGGCAAGAATAATGGAATGTTATTTAAACCTAAATGAAGTAGATATTTTTAATTTTAGTTTTGCAGATGAGATATTTATAAAAGATAGTTACTGGCGAATACTTAATATCTCTAATTATCAAGTAGGTACTAAAGCAAGTACAAAAGTAACACTAATAAAATCATTAGACACCAAGGCTAATTGTAATGGTTGTACTGATGTTATTGGTTCTACTTCGGCAGGTACTAATATGATTGCGACAGGTATTGCTGATACAGGGGCTTACGTTTGGTGTTCTGAAGATGACCCATCTTGTTCGCCTGATATAACTACACCTAATTATGCAGGTTTATATACAAGTCCTGAATGTTGTGTTTGTAATGGTGGTGTCGTACAGTGGCAATATACAAGTCAAGCGTCTAATGGTCTGTACCCTTGCTTTGCTTATTCAGGAAGTACACCATCTGTATTAGTTAATAAACAAGGTGTTAGAAGTCTTTTCACAAATACACAGATGAAGAGCCTTGTATTTAATTTGATTAGTGCGGACAAACCATTTGTTATAGGTAGCGGTGACACAAAATACTCGACACCAATAGTACCCTATTCTAAAGATGATTCAGTAATAAAATATGAAAGCACAAAAACTACTATTCCAGCAATAGATGGTGAAGCACATAGAATTGTCTTAATAGGTTATACCATAGCAAACACAAGGGCTTACGCTTACCCACAGGGTAATGATAATAATATAAGTATAAAGATGCCTAGCAATAGTAACACCATTATAAGAGTTAAAGGAATTGCTACAGTAGTCGGTGGAACTAACTCAACATATAGTTTAGGTTATACCGAGGGTTTTGCGTATTATACAGCCTTTAAAAACGTTGCTGGAACAACGACACAATTAAGTACAGCGGGTGGACAACAAGAATTTAGTATTAGAGAGGGGGCAAATCCTACAACGTGTACATTATACATTGATGTTCACGATGGCGTTTTAAGATTTGGGCTAGATGATAACCAAACAGACACTAAAAGAATATGGACTTTGACAGTAGATATGGATGTAAATAGGGTGGATAATATGACTAGCTCATACGATGAGAACTGGGCTTTATATCAAAACGGAAATAGAATACAATTACAAAATGGTAATTATTTAATATGGAATTAAAAAAATATATAGAATCAACAACAAAATTAATCATACCTACAATTGACCACATTCAGTTAGTTGAGTATAAAGACAAAGAATTAGATTTTGTTTATGGATTACAAGAATACCACACCAGTTTTAGAAGAATGTTTAAACAAATAATTAGAATAATATGGCGGTAGAGAAAAATATAAAAATAAATGTAGATACTAAAGAGGCGTTACAAAGATTAGACGCTATTGAAAAGGAATTAGGGGACATAAAAAAAACCTCTAAAGAAACGTCAAAAGGTACAAGCATGTTAGCCAAAGGTTTTAAAGGAATTGGTTTAGCATGGAAAGCTATCGGTATTGGGGCGGTTATAGGTGCTTTACAATTTTTAGCTGAGAAATTTAGCGCAAATCAAAAAATCTTAGATAGTTTTAATATCGGAATGGCAGTTTTTGGTGACGTATTAAACCAAATAGGAACAGTTATAGCTTCAGTTGTCAAAGGATTGGGTTTATTGGGCAAGGCTGTAGGAAAAGTATTGAAAGGTGAATTTAGAGAGGCCGGCGACTTAGCAAAACAGTCATTTGATGGTGTTAAAGATTCTATTGTAGGTAATAATAAAAGTTTTAAAGATTTTATTACTAACGCAAAAGAAGCCGCAAAAGAAACGGTACAATTTGCAAAGGATTTAGTTGGATTACAAAATGAAGTAAAATTAGCAGAGGCTAATCAAAGACAATTACAATTAACATATCAAAAAGACGCGGAATTACAAAGACAGTTACGTGACGATATTAGTTTAACTTTTGAAGAACGTATAGCGGCAAATACAAAATTAGCACAGATATTAAACGAACAATTTGCTGAAGAAAAGGCTTTAGCCGATAAGAAAGTAGAATTAGCTGAATTAGAATTATCACGAAATAAAACTAATATAGATTTACAAGTTGCTTTAATAAATGCAAAAACAGAACTAGCGGACTTAGACGAAAGAATTACAGGGCAAAGGTCTGAACAATTAACAAACTTAAAAGCTTTAGAAAAAGAGAAAGCGGACGCTGACCAGGCAATTATAGACCAACGAATAGCAGACCAAAAGAAATTAACAGACGCGGAAAAAGTAGAATCAGAGAAAAGAAAACAAATTGCTGAAGCTGAAAGAGCGCTGAAAATAGGATTGGCTAAAAGTATTATCGGTTCATTAAGTCAATTGGCTGGGGAAGGAACTAAAGCTGCAAAGGCTGCGGCAATGGCTCAGGTACTGATTGATACGGCCAGTGGAATAACAAGCGCAATAGCTGGAGCAACAGCAGCTGCAGCAGCGGCAGGGCCTGCAGCTCCAATTGTAACACCTATATTAATAGGTCAATTAGTAGGACAGGTTTTAGCCGGTGTTGCAACAGCTAAAGGTATATTAAAAAAAGTTCCTGGTCCTGATGAAAGCGGTACTGATAACGTAAACATTCCAGCGGGTTCTACTGGTGGATTTAGTGGGTTTGGTGGTCTTACTCCTAATATAGATGCAATAACACCGCCAGGAACAACAACACCACCAGTACAAGCGTTTGTAGTTGAAAACGATATTAGTGACGCGCAAGCACTACAAGAAGAGTTAGATATACAGGCTACATTATAAACAAAATAAACAACTTTATATTTATATATGTTATGGCAGAGAAAAAGAAAAAACTAATAGAATTAATTATAGACGAAACCGCAGACTTTTTTGGAGTTGATGCAATCAGTGTAGTTAAGTTTCCAGCGATTGAAGAAAACTTTGTATTCTTTAATAATGACTTTTTAAGTCTTGCAAAAGTAGATGAAGAGAAAAAACAATTGATAGGAGCAATTTTAATTCCTGATAAGAAAATACCACGGCTTGACAAGGACACAAACGAAGAGTACGATGTATTCTTTACTAAAGAAACGATAAAGCGAGCACAGAAGTTATTTATGTCGAGTTTAAACAACAATAATCATACACTTGAACACAAGGTACCAGTTGAAGGTTTAACGGTCGTAGAATCGTGGATTAAAGAAGACAAGAAATACGATAAATCAAATATGTATGGTTTTAGTAATTTACCGATTGGGACTTGGTTTGTACAAGTGAGTGCAGAAAACAATCCTGAAATATGGGAAGCTATAAAGAATAAAGAAGTGAGGGGTTTTAGTATTGAAGGTTACTTTACTGACAAAATAATTGAGGCTTCTAAACAAGTAGATATATTAGACGAGGTTTGTGAAGATTGCCCTGACGAGGTAATGATGGGTAAAATAAAAGAAATCATTTTACAAAATGAATTAACACCTGTTGGCAGTTTGGACGGCGAACCATTATTCAGAACAAAAGAAGAAGCAGAATTATATGCTGAGATGTTTAAAGGGTGTTCAGGTAGTCATCCGCATAGTGTTGATGGTGTAAAGTTATTTATGCCTTGTGAAGACCATAGTGCAGCAACACAACGTGAAGAGTATGCTGAAACAGGTAGAAAAAAAAGAAAGAAAAAATATAAAATGTTAGAACATATTGCTTTTGGTAAACGTAAAGCAATGTTTAAATATTCTTGGGATGAATGTATGAAAGACCAAATGAAAGAATACGGCAATAAAGAAACGGCTGCTAAAGTCTGTGCAGCTATCAAATTCAAGACAGCAAAGTAAAGCAAAGAAATAAACACTTTATAAACTTTTATATATATATATGTTATGGGAACTATAGAAAAAATTTTAAATATCTTAAAAATGAAAAATGAACCAAAATCTTACAGTGTCAAAATGTACGCTGAATTAAAATTAGAAGACGGTCGTATTATTGCTACGGAAGACGAGCAATTTATGATTGGTTCTAAAGTCTTTGCTGTTTCTGACGATGGCGAAGCTTCTGCATTATCTGCAGGAAGTTACACGTTAGAAAATGGTAATAAAATGACTATTGGCGATTCATCTGAAATACTTGACCTAGGTGAAGAAAAAGAAGCTGAAGACGTAGAAGCGTCTGAAGAGTTAGCTGAAGAAGAGCTTGCAGAAGAAGCAGATGTTGCTGACTGGAAAGGCATGGAAATCCGTATTAAAAATCTTGAGGACGCTGTTGCAGATTTAAAAGCCGATAAGGTAGAAGCTTCTGCAGAAGGAGTTGAGGAATCCGAAGAAGATAAAACAGAGATGTCAAAAGAAAATGATTTTCTTGGTGAACTCATGACTGAAATGGAAGATTTAAAAAACAAAGTTGTTGAGTTAAGTGGACAGCCTGCAGGGGAAGGGTTAAAATACAATCCAGAAGGCGAGAACGTAAATTCAACTATTGACTTAGGAAAACTGTCACCAATGGAGAGGACAGCATATTACATTAACAATAAATAAATTATATAAAATGGCAAATAAAATTACATTATCAAAACACCGAGAATTTGATATTACCGTAACTGGTGATACTTACGCAGGTGTTCATGCGCTGCCTTATGTAACTGCGGCTCTTCGAAGTCCTGACACGGTAGCAAAAGGTTACGTTCGAATACTGGACGGATTAACAAAAAGTGCGGTTATTAATAACATCGCTTCTAGTAATCCTATTGTAGCGAAACATTGCGACTTTCAAGATGGCGCAAATACATCTACTACTGAACAAGTATTAACTCTTACCGATTTAAAAGTAAACGAAGAAATTTGTAGAGGTACAATCTTCCCAACTTGGATGGGTCAAGGAATGGATAGAAATGGTGACTTACCACAATCTTTTTCTGATTTCTTATTACAAGTTATCGCTGGAAAAGCGGCGGCTCAATTAGAAATAGGAATTTGGCAAGGTGCGGCTCCTTTTGGAACTGGGTTCTTATCTGATGACGGAACACAAGACGAAACAGGTGCTGACGCTTCTGCGTGTAAAGACTTTTCAGAGTATGACTTTGATGCCGCTTTACAATCATCTGATTCTACTGCTGCAGGTTATATTTTAGATATGATTAAAGGCGTTTATGATACTGCGGCATCTGACATTTCAGGTATACTTACTAAGCCTGGTGTTGGTTTCTATATGAATAATAAAACTTATGGTTTTTACATTCAAGCATTAGCTGCTGCAGGTTCTAACCAAGGACAGATTTCAGGGTTAGGATTTGATTCAAACGCTGATAGTGCTACCTACTTCGGTTATCCAATTTACAGATGTCCTGGTATGTTTAACGATACTATTCTTTTCACTTATCCTGAAAACTTAGTATTCGGAACAAACTTAGCAACTGACTGGACAGAAGCAAGATTAATACCTACATACGAATACGATGGTTCTGACAATGTTAGAGTTGTTATGCAATTCGCGATAGGTGTTCAAACTGGTGTAGCAACAGATGGTGTTTACGGTTCAACTGTTTGGACTTAATAGATACTTTAAATGGGGCTTGAAATATAGCCCCCTTTATTAACTTTTAAAACTAAAATAATATGGCTTGTGAT